TGTTTTAGCAGAATAGAAAAAGCAAAGAACAAAATGAAAAAATGCTTATTTACAGACAAGACGCGCTGGCAGCACTTTGCATACGCCATCCCAATCGGCCTGGTGTTCACCATCCTGTGCGTATTAGGCGTGGCTACTGCTTTAGAGTTCAAGGACCACCAGTGGGGCGGAGAGCCTGATTGGAAGGACTGGGTATGTACGATGCTGGGCGGCATGGTTGGTCAGATTGTTCAGATAGGAATAATACTGTTAATAATATAAGGATATGTGGGAAAAGATTATAGAATGGATGTCGCTCTTTATTGGCGGCATATTAGGATGGTTTGTTGGACGCTTTGAGCCTGCATTCCCGCTTATCGTTATTGCAACGCTCTTCGTGCTGTACGACGCCTGGTCAGCTTACGAGCTCGACAAGCGCGTGCATATTATGTTCCCTAAGAAAAAACGAGACAAGGCGAAGTTCGTTTCCTACAAGTTCCGACAGGTGATACCGACGCTCATCGAGCGTTTTGTCATCATTATCCTGGCATACTGCGTAGAGCGATGGGTTTTTGTACATATCGACGTGCCTGTCAGCTATATTGCTGCCGGCGTGGTCTGTGCCGAGCAGCTGCTATCAATTGCGGAGAATAAGGCGAGCTGCCGACTTCCTGGCGATAAACACGCCCGCATCTGGAAGCTGCTGGCAAAGGTGCTCATCGACAAGACAGCCAGACATTTTGACGTAGACAATTCCATTCTCGAAGAGGAATTACGACGTGTCAATACAATAGACAGCAACGATGGTAACAAGAATCAGTAAGAACTTTACGCTTGAAGAGCTCTGCGCCTCGTCAACAGCAAAGGCGAAGGGTATCAGCAATAATCCGGGACAACAGGATATATGCTCGCTGTGTGCCTTGGTGCATCATGTCTTACAGCCGTTGCGCGACGCTATGGGCCAGCCCATCAAGATAGGCAGCGGCTACCGCACATACGCATTGAACAAGGCCGTTGGAGGTGTCAGCAACTCTCAGCACATGCGCGGCGAGGCCGCCGACCTCTGCATCGACGGTGACATCGCCAAAGGAAAGCGGTGGTTTGAATGGATAAAGATCCACTGCGACTTTGACCAGCTCATCTGGGAGCATAACGACAAGGGCACCTATTGGGTCCACGTTTCCTACCGGGCCGACGGAATGAACAGAAAGCAGGTCATTGATAACCTGCTAAAGAAATAGAATAACCTTTGAAGTCTTCATTTTAGTAGATTAGATTGTTTCAAATGAACGCAGCGGCGTTCTTACAAGCCTCGCAGTGATTGCGGGGCTTTTGTTATTTCAAGTGCCGCATGGCACTTTTTTATGGTTTGCCTATTTAGCGGTAAACCCACACCCGCTTTTTGTTTGGTAAGAAAAGAACGAATAAAAAGCAAGAATCAGATGAAGTGGTTGACACTTAAACAGATCAAGGCGCAATTGCGCATAGAGCCTGGCTTTACTGCGGAAGACGAACTGCTGGAAAGTTACGGTGAGTCAGCAGAAGAAACGCTGCTGAACTATTTAAATCGATCCTATTACAACGTTATCGAGACATGGGGGAAAATACCCGCTCCGTTGGTGGAAGCATCCAAGATGCTGGTGGATGTCAGCTATCAGTACCGTTCGCCCGTCACTGTCGGCAACATGTCAATTGTTCCCTACACTTTTGATGTGTTGGTAAAACCCTACATGCGTCTTTGCACTTCTTCTGACGACATCGAGGTGCAAACAGTAACGCTCGGTTCTGACATCAAGATTCAGTTTACAGCCGACTTGCCAGATGACTTGAAGCTCTCCGACGTGGACTTCAGCGGCAAGGTGATAAATGTTGATCAGAAGAACAAGGAGAAGGACTTCCAAAAAAACGATTGTATCATGGTTGATGACGGCACTGACTATGTGGTGCTTGTGGATTCATCAGATATGGGTGTCGGTATGCTGATGCTAAAGCTGACGGTGCACATACCTGATAGTGACTATACGATAGGTTATCGAAAAGAGGTGGTGAATATTGACCCGCATATACAGATAGCATGATAAGAGGAAGTGCAATACTTTTAGGAAGCGTTCGAGGCCGCGCTTATGGCGTCGGCGGAGTGAATGCTAATGCTGTATATCTGAAAATGATTGGCAAAAGTAAAGCTGTTGCGTTTGGAGAAATCAGCGGCAGTGCCAGTCAAACACGAAACACAGGACTTCATCACTTCATGGCTGTTCGCCCTGAGCAACCGCAGCAACTGGTGTGGCTGGTACCGCAAGTAGGTGTGGAATATACTATCGAGACTTCGACAAATCTTAAATGGAAAATTAAATAAAACAGAAACAGATATGGCTTATGCAAGTTGGCTCATTCCGAGCAAGACATCAGGAGCAGGCAACGATACCGTCAATGTGACGGCGGGTGCCGACAACACTGGCCGCAATTCGCGCCAGACAGTTATGACATTTAAGGCTGCAAACTGCCCCGACGTGGAGCGCACCGTGATTCAGGCCGGTAAGCCTGAGCTCGTTGCTATGCAAGCAACGGCAGCTATCGACAAGACGGGTGGAACCATCACCATCACTGGCACCACGAACTCCAGCAAGCTGACCTTCTCGTTGGCAAGCGGTGGCACGCTTGACCTTACGCTACCAGGCACGTATTTGGCTAATAGTGTCAGCACCAACAACGGCGCGGCTATATCCGGCGACCCAGGAGGCAGTCAGGAGTTTCCTTTCTCAATTCAGTTTGCCAACGTGGGAGCAAACCCCACCATTACGGCAAAGAGCGTTCAGCTTATTGTAACAGATGCAGCAGGCAATACTGCCACATGTACCATTACGCAGGCTGCCGGCGATCCTACGCTGTCAGTATCTCCCGAAAGCGTACAACTCGAATGGAACGCCGCGACGGCTGAGACAAGCGCATCGTTCAGCGTCACCTCTAACACCAACTGGACAATCGAGTAATGGCAAGCATCAGCATACCTTGGAACGATGGCGACGGCAACATCATCCTGACCTACACTGGTCAGGCTGATGGCACCGTAACCGTGACAAGTGATACTGATAACTTGGGAGGCACAGCCCGTCAGCAGCGCGTGACCTTTGTCGTGCAGAACGGTGCAATCCGCAACGACGTGGTGACAGCCAGCGGTAACATGATACGCACCAGCGACGGAAATACCATTCGGACACTTGATAACGCTATGAAGGTAACGGTGATAGTGACGCAGGCAAAGAGCCTATTGAAAGTGATAGTGACGGGCAGCGACCATCGAGTTCGCACTGCCAGCGGAAACATAGTAAGATGTAACACTCCTAATTGACAGAAGACAATATGGCATACAGTACAGGAATAATGAACAAGCGTATCAAGGTGGCCAAGCGATCCGAATCGGACGGCGGCAGCTTTGGGCGCACAAGCGGCGGCCAGAAATATGAGCTGCTGGGTGAGTTCTGGGCATCAGAGAAATTTAACAAAGGAGTGAAGTCTTTGCGCGAGGGTGCAGTGGATGCTTATGATACGGTGATGTTTCGAATGCGTTACAATGCAAACATCGATCGCTGGTGTCTCATTCAGTATCAAGGACGATGGTACCAAATTCACTCGTTTAACGAAGACTATCAGACTAATGAGCTTCAGATAACAGCAACGGAACTGGCGAACCAGCATGTGACAATCGTTATACCACCATCAAGCAGCGAAATCAGTGACAGCGACATCAGCGGTGGTGTACCTGACAATACGGAAATCGGAATTTAATGTGTAACAATAAAATTAAAGATTATGGCAAACGGAATTTTTGACATTACTCAGAGTGACGCGCAGTTGCAATCCATTCTGAACAAGATTCAGCCATTGGCAGAAACGGGCGACATGGCCACGTTAGGCTTTGGCTATGGCGTATGCTCAACCGCTGGCGCAACAGCGGCCAAGACGGTCAGCATCACCAACTTCGTACTAACCCCCAGCAGCGTCTTCGCTGTCCTCTTCCAGAATGCGTTCACGGCATCTGACCCGACGCTGAGCGTCAACGGCTCGACTGCCAAGCCCATCAAGCTATACGGAAACGCCATGCCAATGGGTAAGGTAAAAAACAACACCATCCTGAACATGAACTACGACGGCACCAACTTTAATGTGACGAGCATTGAGAGTCAGGTGGCAGCAGCCCCCGACGGAGCCGTCGACTTGGCTCTGCCCAGCGGTGTATTGTGGGCCGACAAGAACATTGGTGCCACCACTCCTTATGAGGATGGATTGTATTTCTCATGGGGCAACATCACTGGCCACACTGGTGACGACGGTTACGACTTCGGTACGAGCAACGACGGACCGTATGCCAGCACCGACGGTGCTGCTCTCACCGGCAACATCCCAACCAACGGCACTTACGACGCAGCCCGTCACAATATGGGTGCACCGTGGCGCATGCCGACTGTGGGCGAGTTCCAAGAGCTCGCAGCCAACTGCGACTCCGAATGGACCGATGAGGATGGTGTCGCAGGCCGTCGTTTCACCTCGCGCA